GTCCTGTGTGACGAGAAGGGTGAACTGCTCTTTTCGCGGGAGCAAGTCGCCGGGCTGGCAAAGAAAAGCGGCTCGGTGATGGGGCGATTGTTCGACGAGGCGATCAAGCACAACAACATGAGCGAGGAGGACGTTGAGGCACTGGGAAAAGGCTGAACGTCTCGCCAACGCGACGATTCATGTTCGCGTTGGCGGGGCATCTCGGCATGACGGTGCGTGAACTGTCGTGCCGCATGGATTCGGCAGAGCTTGCGGAGTGGATGGCATACGTCCGCTACTTCCAAGCGATGCCCGATCCGTGGCGGCAGACGGGTTTGCTAGTGAGTGCGGTGCTGGCACCGCACTCTGCGAAAGGCAAGGCACCGTCTGCGTCCGACTTCATACCGATTGAGAAGCCGCCGCAGCACGCCGACCAGATGCTCGACCAACTTCGGATGCTCCAACAGGCACTCGGCGGGTAAACATGGCAAACATTCTCGGGCTGGCACTCAAGGTCACGGGCGACGCGAGCGGCTTGGCAAAGTCGCTCACGCCCGTTGACCGTGCGCTCGACAACCTTGCCAAGCAGGCCGACCGGGCGACGGCGGTGTTCAAGCCGCTGACCGAAGCCTCGGCGGGTGCCGCCGCTGCACAAGAGCAATTTGCAGCGAAGTTTGCGACGCTTGCAGAGCAGTTGCGAACTGGCGTTGTCGCCCCGCAGGAATATGCGGCGGCATTCGGGCAGTTGAAAGAAGAAGCCCAGCAGGCCGCCGAGGCTTTTGAGCGGGGAATCGAAGTCACAGAGCGTTACACAAAAGCAGAAGAAAGGCAGGCCGCTCAACTCCAAGAGATTGCCACGCTGCTTGAGCAGAAGGCGATCACGGAAGAAACCGCCGCAAGAGCGCGGGCCGAACTCAGCGGCGACAATGCCCGCGCTGCCGAAGCCGCCGCCGAAACCGAGCGTCAGTTGGTCGAGCTGCGGCAAGAGGCCATCCGCATCACGGAGTCAGTAACGACCGAGCAAGAGAAGCGGCAGGCGTCGCTCGAACGGCTGAAGGAAGTTCTCGACGCCGGGTTTATTACCGAGGAAATCTATCAACGGGCCGTCGAGAAGACGAGCGGCATTACGGCCGCCGCTGCCGAAGCGGAGCAACGAAGGCAGGCGATCTTTGAAGAAGGCGCACGCATCCAGCGGCAATACGGAGACCAGACAAAGTACGTTGCCGACGAGATTGCCCGCTATGTCGAATTAGAAAAAGCCGGTGCCATCGACACGCAGGCATTGAACGCCGCCGCTATCGACAAGCTCGGCCTCGACAAGCAGGCCGCCGAGTCTGCGAAGGCGAGGGCCGATGCCGTATCCGCTGCCGAAAAGCAGCAAGCCGACGCGTTCGCAGAGGCTCGCCGAGTCGAAGCCGCCGCCGCCGCGCAGGCCAACCGCGAGCGGGCCGCATTAGAGACCGAAGCCAACAAAATCCGGCAGGCCAACTTCACGGCGCAGGAGCGTTTTGACGAGGCAATCGCCGCCGCTGCGAGGCTCAAGCAGCAAGGCGTGCTGACCGAACAAGACTTCAACCGCGAACTAGAGCGGCAGGCTGGTCTGTTCGCCCGTGCGACGGTCGAGGCGGGCAGGACTGCCGAAAGAATCGAAGCCGCAGGCGACGCGGGCGTACTGAAGTTTCGAGAACTTTCTGGCGTCCTCGCCGTGCTGCCCGGCCCGATTGGCAACGTGGCGGGTAGGCTGTCCGGTCTTGCGAGCGCAGGAGAGGGGCTGACCCGTGCGTTTTCTAGCGGGCTGACGCCGGGACTGCAATCTGTTGGACGTTCAATCACGTCGATCATCAACCCGGTCAACCTTGGGCTGGCCGCTGTTGCGGGGTTTGGGGCAGCAGCGGTGGGCGTTGTCCGCGGGCTGGCCGACCTTGAAGGAAGACTTGAGCAGTTAGGCAACACCGCCTTGCGGCTTGGTACCGATTTTCAGACGATTCAAGTTCTTGCGGAAGCGGCACAGCGAACCGGCCAAAGCGTCGAGACGGTTGCCTCCGGACTTCAAAGGTTCAACGTTACGCTCGCGGAAGCCCGTTCGGGCAGCGGGCAGGCCGCCGCGGCGTTTGCCGAGTTGGGCATTTCGCAGGAACGACTCCGCACGGCCGATACCGCCGGGCTGGCGAAAGAAGTTTCTGACGCGTTGCAGGGGATCGAAGACCCCGCAAAGCGGGCCGCCCTTGCTGTGGACGTGTTAGGCAAGAACGGCCTTACGCTCCTGCCCGTGTTCAACGCTCTGGAGGAATCCCGTATCTCGCTGGAGCGGTTCGCGGCGGGCATCAGCGAGATTGACCGCGACCGGGTTTCGTCACTCGGCACTGCGTTCGACAACGTGCAGACCGCACTCGCCGGGCTGGGGCAGGCCGCAATATTGCCGTTCGCGGGCGCGGTAGAAGGTTTTGCCAATCTGCTTGCCGACCTCATCGCCGCGGTCACGAGGCTAGCGCAGGCAATCGGTACAGTGCTGACGCCAGTGCTTGACGCGGTGGGCGAGACGTTCACGGCACTTGGCGACGGCGTTTTTTCCGTGACGCAGTTGTTCGACGGGTGGCTCGGCAACACGGACAACGCGAAAGCCTCCGTTGACCGCCTGCGTGAGTCCGCGGAGGAACCGCTGTCCGGTGGCTTCGCGAAGGAGTTTGAAAAGACGCTGCAAAACGTTACTGGCAGCGTCAGCGACGCGATCAACGAGTCGGCCAAGTTTGGGCGGGCAGGCTTCGACGCCGCCCTCAAGTACCAAACGGCGGTGGACGACCTCAAGACAAAACTCGACGCCGGTTTGTTTAACGAAGAAACGTTCCGGCGTGAGGCCGAAAAGGCGGGGGCCGCGTTCAAAACTGAACTGGCGGCGATTGAGGAAGACGCGAAGCTCGACATTCAGATCAACGCCGAAACCGAAAAGACGCTCGCCGGTTTGCAGGAAAAGATCAACAAGGCTGTCGAAGGTGCCCAGCAGTTCGGGCAGTCTGGCTTTGATGCCGCTGCACAATTCCAAGACAAACTCCGCGACCTTGGGGCACAGTTCGAGGACGGCCGGATCAACGCTGCGACGCTCGCGCAGGAAGTTGCCAAGGCAACCAGCGAATACGACAAGCAGATTGAAGGCTTCAAGAAGATCGACGAACTCCAAAAGCGGACGCTCGAAAACGAGAAGAACCGCGTGGCCGAACTGCTCAAGGCGGGCGACACGGCGACGCAGTTGGAGCGGGATATTGAAGTCGTGGACCGCGAGCGGTTGCGGCTAGAAGAAGAAATCCGCAAGCAGCGCGAGGCTGGAAACATCATCGCTGCCGACGCCGCCACGGCCAAGCTCGCCCAACTCGACCAGTTGCAGGCCAAACTTGATACCCAGCAGCAGGCCGTCGATCAAGGCTTCGCCGATGGGTTCACGAAAACGTTTGAGGCCACGAACAAAAGCATCGACGCCCTCATCGGAAAGGCCGAGCAGTTCGGCAACGTCGGGGCGTTGGCGGCCGAGGCTCTTGAACAAGGCATTGCCAAGGCCCAGCAGCAGGCGCAGGACGGCATCCTGACCGCCGAGACGTATCAGCGTGAGGTGGACAGGCAGCAAGACCTATTCAATCAGCGGCTGGCCGCTGCCCAGCGGGTTGAGGACTTTCTCACGTCGAAGATCGACGATCGGCAGAAGGCCGAACTCGAAGCGGTCAAGCAACTCGAAGAACGGAAGAAGCAGGCGGCGGTCAACGTTCAGGCACTCGAAGCGAAGATACTGACCGAGCAGAAATCGATTGAGGAGGCCCGTAAGTCTGGCAATCTTGCCGACGCCCGCGCTGGCGCGACACGGCTGAAGCAGTTGCAGCAAGCGAAGCGGGGCGAGGAACAGATCGCCAACGGCCGCCAGCAGGCCAACCGCCAGCAGGCCCAGCAGTTGCAGCAGGGCAACACCGCCGCCCAGCAGTTCCAATCGCTCGTCGCCCGCCAGAACGACGCCTTCCTGCAAGGCTTCCAGAACGCCTACGCCGGGGCGAACGCCGCCCTTGCTCAGAGCGCCCGCGTCGCGGAGGAGCAGGCCCGCCGGATGGAGGCGCTGACGCGGCCGACGAACGCGACTGTGAACGTCGCCGACATTCGCACCGCCGAGGGGCAGGCGTTGGTGCAGGACGTGGCCGCCCAGGCCCAAGACCCCGCTCTGATTGAGGCCCGGTTGCAGACGCGGCTGCTTAACGCTATCGCATCGGGCATCACAGGTGCCGCCTCGAACTACTTCAACCAGCCGGTGGCAATCGTCGGCGCGGCGAGAATGGGGTAACGCATGAGCGTTGTATCGATCAAAGAACTGGCGCAGACGTTCGAGCGTGAGGTGGGCAGGCCCGCCATCGTCAAGCGTCGGCTCGTCTGCGTTCTCGCCGACGGCACGCTGCAAAACGACCCGGCGACGGAACTGGAAATCCTGGCCGCCGTCTTTAACACGACCACGGGGGTGATCGCGACCTCTGCGATTTTCGGCGAGCCGCACCCGCGTCTTGCGGCGTGGAAGTTGCGGAAGTTTTCGATCAACGAAGGATTTGAGGGTTCGCCCTATCACGTCGAGGTAGTGCTGGAATACGGCGTCGTGCGCGACGAGGAGTTCCTGACGCCGACCTCGCGCCCCACCGTGTGGAGTTTTGAGGGCAGTAGCGGCGAGTTCCCGGCGTTGCGGTACTACGACGGCGGCACGACCTATCCGCTGACGAACAGTGCCTACGACTTCTACCCCGGACTGATGACGACCGAGAGCGTGGTGCTGATGAAGGTCACAAAGAACTTCGCCGCGTTCCCGTCTGGCTGGTACGAAGTAAACAACCACGTCAACAACGCCACCTACCTGGGCTGCGGAACGCACACGATCCGCGTGGCGGGCATCGATACGACCTACGAGTACGAAGAATTCGGCGGCAGTGTCGTGAAGTATTGGAAGGCAACGGCCACTCTGGCCTACCGCCAGAGCGGCCACAATATGCTGCTGCCAGACGTGGGCTACAACTTCATCGACGGCGGGCAGAAACGTCGTGCGATGGTGTTTGATTTTCAGAACAGCGAGTGGGTGCCATCGCCGAATCCCGTGGGGCTCAACGGCAGCGGTGGCCTGAACATGACGGGGAACGCGACGGTATTGAATCGTCGCGTGAATCCCGAGGCTAGTTTCGCAACGGTCTTCGGGACGCCGCCAACATGACGCCGAGCGACCGCGACGCCGTACAGTTCACTCGCGAGTCCGCCGAGCGGATCGCCAATGTGGTGCGCGCCGCCGAGACGGCTCCGCGCCCGGCGAGGCCGCTGGTGTTTGATCGCATCCCCGAAGGCCGGATGCCAAAGGCCGTCAAGATGGGCACGTTCACCGGCGCGTGGCCAGTTGGCGGCACCAAGACTGTCACGTTTCGCAATCAGACGACGACTCCAAACACCGCTTCGGTGGTGAATCTGTTTTTTCCAATCACGAACTCGGCAGCCAGCACACGCGACTGCGCGATCGCCAGGGACGGAACGGCGTGGTATCTAATCGACGTGCCGCTGGCTACGGCGTCGGCGGTGTTTGCTTCGAGCACAGCATCGCGCACTGTCTTCGGGGCTGGCAGCACGTCAGTGATAAATTTCTTTAGCCCGGCAAGCACGTCAGTAATAAATTTTTTCAGCCCCGGCAGCACTTCGGAATTTACGTTTGTCACCGGCGTTTCTGCTTCGCTTAACACGACCGACTGCACTATCACCGTTACCGCGCAGACGGCCACGGCTACGAGTGTTTCGATGGGCGGAACACAAACGGCTACAAGCATTTCGATGAGCGGAACACAAACGGCCATCAGCGTTTCCATGTCTGGCACGCAGACCATGACGATTCTCGGAACTACTTTCACGGCAACGTACCTAACATTCGGGTGAGGCTATGGCCTGTCCATGTTGTAATCCATGCTCCGGCCCGTGCGACGATGAGAACCCGTGCCCCCAAGGCTGCTGCTGTTGCGATGGGCAGTGCGTGCCCAATCGATTACTCAGCAACTGCCCAGAGCCCGTGCTCTACATCAACGGGCAATTTATCAGGCCGATGTGGGCACCGTTTGCTCAGCCAGACTTTCTCGACTTTATAGAAGAATCTCTTGGGGCATGTGGGTATGACACGCGGCTTACAGGGCGTTCTGATTTTGGGTTTGGCGACGTAGTCCCAGGCTATACCTTTCCCGCGATTGACATGGTCGAAGGGGTGTGTGAACTCACGCTGAAGTTTTACACGATGCCGAGAATAGACTATGGAGGCGGCCTCCCAGTTGGCGCCTTCGGCGTGGAACACTTGTGGACCACCAAGTGGAAAGCGTGCGGCATCAACCCGGACACGGAGCGAGATCAACTGACCTTCATATCTGCCGATCCTGCAGAGACTTTTAGTGGCGCGCAAACAATAGACCAATACTCTCCGTGCCCGGATGGCTACGAGCCGAGCATTAACTGGTCGTCGCTGACGCTTGAGGTTGGCTGCGGCGGATACCCCGGGTCGTGCTGTTATTGGAACGGCTGCGGCGACTCAATGTCGGAGCTTGAGTGCGAAAATATTGACGGCGTCTATCGCACCGGCGTGAAGTGCATCGATGAGGAGTGCAACCCATTCCCATGATCACGGGCAAGGTCGCACAGTGGGACGCACGGTGTAAGTCTCGCGGCTACACGCTGGATGAAGTGCGGGCGTGCATCGTCAGCGAAAAAGGCGACACAGTCACGGTGGACGTTGACCACCCGGCCTACCCGCGCGTGCCGAAGCCGGGTTTTGAGTTGCCAGTGCTGCCGCCGCCCGCCCCGCCCAACGGACCCGGCACGGAACTCAGGAAACTCCTCTCCAGCATCGGCATCACTGCCACGCCCAACTGCAAATGCAACGCCCGCGTGAAACACATGGACGCGATGGAGGCGCAGGAACCGGGGTGGTGCGAGAGAAACATCGACACTGTGGTGGGCTATCTCCGCGAAGCGGCGGCAGATCGCGGCCTGCCGTTCCTTGACCTCCCCGCTAGGCTGCTGGTTCGCCGTGCGATTTCCAACGCACGGAAGGAGGCGGCCCGTGCCACGCAAGCCAGCAACGCCGAAGGCAGCGAAGCCAAAACTCGCTGAGCTCGACTTCGAGGACGACGAGCCGTCCGGCCTCGGCATCCTCGACGACGACGGCAACATGGTGCTGCGTCGTGCGGCGAAGCCCAAAACAAAAGGAGGCCGCCGTGGCAAAGGCAAAGACGCCAAGCCTGACAGATGACGTTGCCGAATCGTTGAAGGCTTGCGTCCCGAAGACTTGGTGGGACGGCATCCCGCCCGATGCCCAGGCCGAACTGCTTGCCGTGCGTGCCAAGTTCAAGGCGGGCGGCTACGAGGCTCGCCGTGGCACCGTCGCCCGCGTTCTGGCTGAGCGTTGCCGTGAACGTGGCTGGAAGACCTGCGATCACAAGAGGTTTGCCGAATGGCTGCAAAAAGATTAGCCGACGAGATCGCGGCCGGGGTCGAGCATGCCTCGCAGCTCCAGGCCGACGCCGAGATCGCACGCCTGCGGGCCGAGGTGACCTCGTACCAGAAACGGTACAAGGCGGCCTTGGCCCAGATCGACGCCGAGCGGGCGCGGGCGGATAGTCTGGTGTCTTTGCAGGGCGTAAAGCCAACGCCGTTGACCAAAGGCGTCAAGGGCAAGAAACGCACCAAGCACCACGCCACTGCGGTGCTCATGCTCAGCGACGTTCACTGCGAAGAGCGCATACTTCCCGAGACCGTGAACGGCGAAAACGACTACTCTCTTGACGTATGCCAACTGCGGCTTGCGGAGCTCGAAGAGCGGTTCTTGGACTGCCTGCAACACGAACGCAACCAAGCGGACATAGACCGCGTGCTCGTCTGGCTGGGCGGCGATTTCATCACGGGCCACATTCACCCCGACTGTGCCGAGGTGGCCCAGCTTTCTCCGATGAACGCCACGCGGTGGATCTCGGAGCGGCTGCGTGGGCTCATCGACCGCATCGCAGCCAACGTCGGCAGCGTGATCGTCTGCACGAACGCCGGGAACCACGGGCGAAGCACCGAGAAAAACCGCATCGCCACGGAACTAGATCACTCGTGGGAACAGCTGATGTATTTCACGCTGGCCCGCGAAGAGCGAAACAAAAACGTGCGGTGGCAGATTGCCGAAGGGCACCTTGGCTACGTTGACCTCGACGGGTTCCTCGTTCGCACAACGCATGGCCACTCAATTCGTTTCGCTGGTGGAGTCTACGGGCTCGCGCTGCCAGCCAGCAAGGCCATCGCTCGCTGGGATGCGGGGCGCAAGGCGGACCTTACGATCTTTGGACATTACCACTCGTGGGGCTGGCTCAGAGGTGCGAGATACGTTGCCAACGGCAGCGTGATTGGACATTCACCATACGCTGAGCGGGTCGCTTCTCCTGAGAGGCCATGCCAGGGAATGGCGATCATCGACGGTGGCCGCCGCGAAGTGACCCGTGCTTATCCGCTGTTCTGTGACCGTGACTTGAGGGAAGGAAAATGATTGTGGCCGACCGACTCAATGGTGATGGCGTGATGCGTGAGGGCCTGCGGCCCGGCTCGCGCGAGTTCCTCGACATCCTCGACGAGATCCGCACGCTCCACCTTCGGAAGACAAAAGACTACGGCCAGGACGATGATGCCCTGAGCAACATTCGCAATTCGGCCGACGTTATCAACGTGCCCGCCTACGCTGGGTGCGTGCTGCGAATGAGCGACAAGATGCACAGGCTGCGGTCGTTCTTTCGCCGGGGCGAGGTGGAATTCGACGGCGTGGAAGACACGCTGCTCGACCTTGCGGCGTATTCAATCATTGCCCTGGTGCTCTACCGGGAGAGCGTCGAGTGAATCCCCGCGTGCCGTACAGCGAAGACGAGGCGCAGGAAGCGTGGCTGTGGGTGGGACGCCACGGGCCGAGCAACTCGTGGACCGCGACGAACGGCACGGCGGCACGCATGATCGGGCGACTGCTCGAAGAGCGTGAGCGGCTGCTGGCGATGCTTGCGAACATTGCACGACCGCAGGAGTAGTGGGCCGGGCGGCGGGTCGAGGCGGCGGGTTTCCCTTCCTTTCCCCGCCGCCTCCCCGTCAGCCGCTAGTTGATTTCCGGCAGCACGTCGCACGGGGCTGGCCCGTTGTCGGTCAGTCTGCGGTCGAGGTACCAGCGGTGCGTGATTCGCGGGCTGGAGTGATCAAGCAGTTGCACCGGGTCGCCGCCACGCGAAGCGTAATGGCTCGCGGCTGAGCGGCGCAGGGCGTGAAACGACAGGTGCCGCCCGCGTCCCAGCCCGGCACGGGCCACGACATCGGCGTACTTTGCCCACAGGAGCGTGCGGGACTTGGGCCACTCCAGCAGGCGGTCCTTGCCGCAGGCGAGCGTGAGCAGGCCGCACGTCCGCGACGACAGGCGGTAGATGCGGTCCCGCTTATGTCCCTTCCGGTACTCGGCGAGGACGTGCAGGTGCGGGGCGGCGAAGTCGCCGGGAAGGCAGGCCAGCACCGCCCCGATGCGCTCCGCTGACTCCCAGATCACGGAGACGAGGGCCGAGTACCACACGCCCGCCGGAACGGAGCCAACGTACCCCCGCGTCGCGGCGGCGGCACGGTAGATCGCTCCAAGCTCGCCGAGTGTCCACGCTCGCGGCACGCGGTCGGGCAGCGGTGCGGGCGGCACTTCCGGCCGCGTCGTCACAAGCCCGCGGTCCGCGGCGAACCGCCACAGGCTGCATAACTGGCTCCGCTCTTTCTCGCTGGTGTACGGGCTGCGAGTCGCTGCCCGGTGTTCCAGATACCGCGACAGCGTGAGGTCTGTGAGGTCTTCGACGGTTGGTGGGTATGTGAGCCATTTGCCGAATGCACGGATTGTGCAGCCGTAGAGTCGAGAGGTGTTGACCGAGCGGCCACGCAGACGCAGCGGGCGATAGAAGTTGTCGAACAGATTTTGTAGGAGCATGGTTGTAGTCCTCCGCTCGTATGTAGGTCATGCCTCCTGCGGTGCAACTCCCTCTAGCGCGGAATCCCGTCCCCGCCATTCGACCCCCGGCTGTCCGCAAGGACGGCCGGGGTCGTATCCCGGAATACTTGAGGAGCCGAAACAATGCAACGACCCCCCGAATGGATTTCTGTGCCGGTTGCAGCGCAAATGCTTGGCTGCACGGACGTTTGGGTCATAAAGATGG